GCCTGCGCGCCTGGTGGGTGATCACCCCGCGCCAGCTCGCGCGCGCGCTGCGCCGCCGTGGCGCCGTGCCCGTGCTTCCCGTCACCTCGCTTCCCCCCAGCCACACAGGAGCCTGAGCCATGGGTGCCATCTTTTCGCCACCGAAGCCGAGAGGGCCGGACCCCAGCCTGATCGCCGCGCAGCAGCAACAGCTTGCGGACGAGCGCAAGCGCCGCGAGCAGCTGGAGGCCGAGAAGCAAAGCCGCCTGCGCGCCATGCTCGGGCGCAGCATGGGCCGCGTCAGCCTGCTCGGCGGCCCCGAATACGGCGTGCCGCCCACCGACGGCGCGGAGAAGCTGGGATGAGCGCGCGTCTTCCCCCGCTGACCGAGGCCGAGGCCAAGGCGCTGCTCAAGCGCTCGAAGGCCGCCTTCGCGCGGCTCGACCGCTACATGGCGACCTTCCGCGATATCGTGGAACTCTGCATGCCGCAGCGCGATGCCGTGACCGGCAAGGCCGAGGGCCAGGAACGCACGACCGCCATCTACGACTCGACGGCGTGTTACGGCACCAGCCGCTTCGCCAACCGCGTGGTGCAGGCGATGTTCCCCGCCCAGGAGCGGTGGGCGGAGCTGCGCCTCTCCGCGCCGGAGCTCGACGACGCCGATGAGGCCGACCGCGAGGCGCTGCAGATCCGCCTCGAAGCCGTCAACCGGCTCATCTTCCAAGCGATCCGCGAGAGCAACTTCGACCTCGCCATCGTCGAGGCCGCGCACGACCTGGCCGCCGGCACGATGGCGCTGCTGGTCGAGCCGGGCCGCGCCGCCGGCGGCTGGGGTGCTGCGTCCTTGCGCTTCCAGGCCGTGCCGATCGGCGCGGTGGCAATCGAGGACGGCCCCTTCGGCACCGTCGGCGCCGCGTTCCACAAACAGCGCCTGGCCGCGCGGCTGATCCGCCCCACCTGGCCCGACGCCGAGCTCGACGCCGACCTCGCCCGCAAGGTCGAGCAGAAGCCCGACGACGAGGTCGAACTGCTGCACGCCACCGCCTACGACTACGACCGCCAGGCGTGGCGCATTGCGGTGCTGCACAAAACGCACGTCGTCGTTGACCGCGCGGCGCGCGCCTGCCCGTGGATCATCGTGCGATGGATGAGGACACCCGGCCAGGTCTACGGCTACGGGCCGCTGACCATGGCGCTGCCCGACATCCGCACGCTGAACAAGGCCAAGGAACTGACCCTGCAGAACGCGGCGCTGAACGTCGCCGGCGTGCACACGGCCGTGGATGACGGCGTGCTGAATCCGCTCACCATCCGCTTGACACCCGGCGCCATCATCCCGGTCGCGTCGAATGGCGGGCCGCGCGGGCCGTCGCTTGCGCCGCTGCCGCGGTCGGGCAGTTTCGACTTGAGCCAGATCGTGATCGAGGAGCTGCGCCGCGACATCCGCGCCGCCCTCTTCGACATCCCGCTGCCCGACCAAATCCGGTCGAACGTGTCGGCAACCGAAATCGAGCAGCGCATGGCGGAGTATAACCGCCAGACCGGCGCCTTCGGGCGGCTCTACATCGACGGCACGCGGCCGCTGATCCACCGCATCGTCGACATCCTGGACGACGACGGCGTGCTGCCCGGCGTGTTCGACCTGCTGCGCGACGACAGTATCCGCGCTGTGCCGACCTCGCCGCTGGCGGTCATGATGGACATGGCCGAGGTGCAGACCATCGCCCGGTATGTCCAGATCGGCGCGGCCTTCGAGGCCTTCGATCCCGGCTTCATCCGCCGCGGCATCTCGACCGAGCGGCTGGCGAGCTGGCTTGCCGAGCGGCTTTCGGTGCCCGCGGTGCTGCGGATCACCGAGGCCGAGCGCAGGGCGCAACAGCGGCAGCAGCAGGAGATGCAGATGCTGGAGATGGCGGCCAAGAGCCCGGCCGTGGCGCGCGTGGCTGATAACCTCACCGATCCGCGCACGCTGGCGCGGCAGCCAACGGCGGGGTCGGCATGAACGCCATCCACGCTGACGCTGCGCGCGCCTGGCAGCAGCAGCGCGAGGATTACGAGAGCCTGGTGCGCGCGGTGTTCAGCACGCCGGCCGGGCAGGCGCTCTTGCTGCATTGGAAGTTCACGCTGCTGCAAGCGCCGACCTGGCAGCCGGGCGACGACCTCGCCACCGCCGCCTTCACGGAGGGCCGCAAGGCTTTCGTGCGCGCCATTGACGCCATCGTCACACCGCAGAGGCCGCTATGACCACCACCACCACGACGGACGTCGAACAGGCCAGCGCGCCCGCTGGCCTGCTTGATCTCGCCCCCGCAACCGACGTGCCGCCGCCGCCGCCGGTCGGCCACCCGCTCGCAAACGGCGCGACGGAGATCAAACCGGCCGACAGCAAGCAGCCCGCGCCCAAACAAACCGCGCAGCGTCCCGAAGGTTTGCCCGATCAGTTTTGGGACGCCGAGAAGGGCGAGGTGCGGCTCGCCGAGCTGATTAAGAGCCAGGCCGACCTTCGCCGCATCGTCAGCCGCGGCGAGCACAAGCCGCCGCCCACGCCGGACGACTACAAACTGCCAACCGGCGACACCATCCCGGCCGACCTGATCAAGCCCGACGATCCGTTGTGGAAGGCCACCTGCGCCGCCGCGCACGCGCGCGGCTTCAGCCAGGCCGACCTTGAGGCGCTGGCAAAGCCTTTCTTGGAGACGTTGGCGGAGCTGACCAAGGATGCGCGGCCGCTGAGCCCCGAGGAAGCCAAGGCCGCGCAGGAACAGGCCATGGCGGCGGAGATGGCCAAGCTCGGCCAGCAGGGGCCGGCCATGGTGCGCGGCGTGGACACGTGGCTCAAAGGGCTGGCCGCCAAGCAGGTGTTGACCGCCGATGAACTCGCCGCGCTGCGCAGTGTCGGCACGGCCGATGGCGTGCGCGCGCTCGCCAAGCTGCGCGAGCTCGCGGGCGAACGCTCGCTCGGCATCAACGCTGGCGTCGCGCCCGAGATCGGCAGCGAGGAGGAAGCGCGGGCGCTGCTGCGCCAGGGCTTCGCCGCCGGCGGCGAGCAGACCGACGAAGGCCGCGCGCTCTTGGAGAAGGGCCGCGAAATGCTGCGCCGGCTGGAAGCCGCCGGCGTGAAGCTCGGCACCGTGCGCCAGGCGCGATGACGAAACGGCTTGACAACCGCCGGTCGTTATGACTAAACCCGAGTCGGCCGCGCCAGCGGCCATCCTGCTGGTCTCTTCTTTCGGTCTGACACTTGGGGCCGGCGTTGCTCCTCCGGCGCCGGCCCATTCCAGCGGATGGCGCCCGGCCCGGCCGACCCCGCGGACAGACGCGGCCGTGCCGGCGGTGACCGGAAGCGGACGACCCCGCAGCCTGGGGCCTATCGGCCGACCAGACGGCCGACCCTCGCGGCCAGGGCCTATCGCACCGCGTGAACCCACCCACGCAAGCGAGAGGACCTGATGTCCATCCAGTTGTCCCAGATCGCTCAGATCGAGTTCGACGAGCAGATCAAAGCGGCCTACCAGGAGGCCGGGGTGTTGCGCCCGCACGTGCGCGTGCGCACCGGTGTGGTCGGCAATACCTGCGAGTTCCGCCGCTACCTGCGCGGCATGGCCACGCCGCGCGTGCCGCAGACCGACGTCGTGCCGATGAACATTGCCTACGCCAAGCGCCAGGCGGTGCTGACCGACTGGAACGCGGCCGAATACACCGACGTCTTCGACCAGGCGTCGACGAACGTCGACGAAAAGCCGATCGTCGCGGCGAACATCGCCGCCGCCATCGGCCGGCGCGAGGATCAGATGATCCTCGACGCGCTGGATGCCGCCAACCCGACGGTCAACATCGACACGAACGTCGGCGGCGCCAACAGCGGCATGAACCTCGCCAAGCTGCGGCGCGCCAAGCGCTTCCTCGACGACCGCGCGGTGCCGCAAGGGATGCGCTGCCTGGTGCACTCGGCGGAGGCGCTGGAGCAGCTCCTCAGCCTGCCGGAGGTCACGTCGTCCGACTACAACACCATCCGGGCGCTCGTGAATGGCGAGCTGAACACCTACATGGGCTTCACGCTCGCCATGATCGAAGCGCGCGACGAAGGCGGCCTGCCCAGGACCGGCGCGCTGCGCACGTCCTTCGCCTTCGACAAGATGGCCATCGGCCTTGCCATCGGCATCGACTACCGCAACGAGGTCTACTACATCCCCGAAAAGACCTCGTGGCTTGCCAACGGCCTGTTCAAGGCCGGCGCGGTGTCGATCGACGACCTTGGCGTGGTCGAGATCCAGCACACCGAAGCCTGAGGAGGGGACTGATGCCGTTCATCCGAGCCAACTTCCAGCCGATCGGCGGGTCCCGCCCCGGCATCGGCGGCGCGCCCATGGCGTGGAGCTACAAGA